AGAATATGTCCCTATCTTACCTATAGTGGCGGAGGAGCGGGGTCTGAAGACCAGGTTTCCGACATGTTCATTAACAGCCGTAAACCTTGTTCAACAGATCCTGAGGAGGGTCATTGATTCAGCAATGATCAAAGACCCCAGGTTCTCGAAGGCTTTGGGGGCCACTGAGGGTATAGATTTAAGAGGCGAAGCCGGTCCTTGGGAATCCCAAGACTGTACTGCCGCCACTGATCTCCACCCTCAATGGCTCACACAGGGAGTGTACGAGCAGCTAGCGGATATGAATCCCCAGCTTGCTCCGTACAGGAAGTATTACAACCTCCTATTCGGGACGAAGCGTATATTGACGGCCAAAGTGCCGCCATCCGCTCACGCTCCCGAATCTCTCTTTAAGCACTATCCGAGAGCCCCACTGTTAGACGATAGGTATGTACCTTTCGTCCGTGGGGACGTTGAGTACGGTCATGCCAGTATTATAATCAATGATTGGAATAACTGGCTGAGGTATCTCAACACCTGTGAAGGCGTTTTAACCCGTACGGGGCAGATGATGGGAGATCCCACATCTTTCCCCCCGTTAATGTTGGTTACATTATGTGCTGCGGAAGAGGTGTTAAAAGAACACCCCTACTCTTTGAAAGAGTCTCGCCGCAGGCACAAAGGGTTAAAACGAAGTCAAGCAGTACTTGAAGGTGTCGGAGATGATGGTAGGATCCCACGCTGGCCAAATGCCAGACGTGTTTTATTCCATACCAAATTGTCCGAACTAGGGGCGGTAGTTTCTGTGAAAAAATCTTTTACACATCCTACCAGGGCTCTCATTGCAGAGATCCCTTCAGAAAGTGGCTATGAAGTCCCTATCTGGCCCCTATCAGTACTGGTTGCACCCCCTGGTGGTTCCAAAGGTCATGTAACTTGGGCAACCCAAGTTGCTGCCTTTGGGAGAGACCCAACGAGACCTAACAAAAAGGTCCCGAAATTCTTTTGGAAACTTTCGCCCTATTATTATAATTGGGCGTTAGCACAAAGAATGGGTCTACCAGTGGGAGCACCGGAGTCGTGGGGAGGTATTGGACTTCCAATAGCTCCACCGCGGTCTTCGGTGTATCATGCACAATGGCTGACCTATTTATCGCAACTTCCAATGGAAGAGCTTATAATAGGTACCGGCCTCGGCC